GGTGAGACCTGGCATACATTCGGCTACAGCCAGCAGGGCATAGAGGACAACATTCCTCTCTTCTGGAATAAGAAAATATCGGTGCAACGCTATGGCTAAGCAGCAGATAAAAATAAAGATAGACTGGGGTAACTATTCCGGGTTCATTGCGCTCAGAAAGAGCTCGCAGATGGTGGAAGTAATCGAAAGCTATGCGGACAGCATTGCGAATCGTGCCGGAGAAGGATACGAGACGTACACCAAGCAGATGCCGACGAGAGCCTACACCGGAGTTTATGCGGCCACAAAAGAGGCGAAGGAAGACAATTTGAAAAACAACACGTTACTGAAGGCGGTGAGGAAATGATTGAGACGATGGTGCTTAAATACCTTGCGGAGAACCTTGATGTTCCCGTCAGTATGGAGGAACCGGAGGAGAAGCCGACCTCATACGTCATAATCGAAAAGACAGGTGGCGGTATGGAGAACCAAATCCATAACGCCACTTTGGCTATTCAGGGATATGCTGAGACACTTTACAAAGCAGCTCAGCTCAATGAAGAGGTTAAGTCACTCATGCTGGCAATGCCCGATGAAGAGGATGTCGGATATGTTGGCCTGCAGAGCGATTACAATTTCACAGACCCGAGCACCAAGCGGTATCGTTACCAAAGTGTTTGGGACATCGTTTATTAACGGAGGATAAGAATAATGGCACAGACAGCAGCAAATGTAACATACGGAAAGCCGAAGACTGCGGGAGCCATCTGGAGAGCACCTGCGGGAACAACGCTTCCTACAGATGCAACGTCAGATCTCGACAGTGCATTTGTCTGCCTGGGATATTGTTCCGAGGATGGTCTGACTAACGAGTACACCATCGATACAGACAGTATCCAGGCATGGGGCGGAGACAAGGTCCTGTACTTTGAGAACGGTCGCGAGGACACTTTCGGACTTAAACTGATTGAGTCGCTCAATCCGGAAGTTCTTAAGGCGGTTTACAATGACAGCAATGTCTCCGGAACACTCGACACCGGCATTACCGTCAAGGTTAATTCAACTCCTCAGGAGGAATCCGAGTGGGTAGTAGATATGGTTCTCAAGGGTGGAGTGCTTAAGAGAATCGTAATTCCGGCAGGAAAGATTACAGAACTCGGAGAAATCAACTACGTGGACAATGATGCAGTCGGTTATGAGATCACCGTAGCTTGCGTAACTGATACTGACGGCAACTATCATTACGAGTACATCCAGGCAGGGTCTTCAACCATGAAGATGAGAGTAAGTAAGCCGGAAAAGGTTGAGGAGACAGAAGTGGTTGAAACTGCAAAGACAACCGCAGGCACAAAGAAGGCTTCAAACACAAAGAAGAAATAAGGAGATAGCGCATGAAAAAGGTGACGGTCAAGGGACTCCAGTTGGAGCTCGATGAGAACATTCTTGATGATATGGAGTTTATAGATGCTTTGGCAGAAGCAGATACGAAGGGACCATCTCAGGCAGTGCAGATGTTTTTCAAGGATGAGAAACCAAAGGTTTACAACCACTGCAGAGTAGATGGAAGAGTATCTGCTGAAAAAGTAGGAGAACTTCTGATGGATGCGATAGATGCGCTCGGTGAAGAAGGAAAAAACTCCTGATCCTCATCAGCATGCTCAGGAGCGACAGAACCGCGCTTGTGTGCGACCTTATGGAAACCTACGGAGTATACGACTTGAAAGCGTTGCCGGGAAGAACTGTGGCAGCGCTTTCGGCCGGACTCAGAAATGACAGCAGAATCCGCATGAAAATGTCCGGATCCAAGCTGACGGTGGAGCAATCGCTCCTTATAAACATAGCAGACACTTTGACTGTAATCCTGTGGAGCAAGACCAAGGATGCGGCAAAGGGGCGTAATAAACCGGAACTCATATCTGACAGGCTGAGGGCAGTTGAGAGTGAGGACGATGTTATGACGTTTGAAAGCAGCGCGGAATTCGAGAAATATCGCAGAGAAGTGTTGACGAGGATAAGAAACAATGGCTGAGAAGATTGAACTTGGCAAGGCGTATGTGCAAGTCATTCCGTCTACGGACGGTCTTGGCAAAGCCATAAAGAAAGATTTAGATAAGGTAGCTGAAGATGGCTCGAAGAGTTTCGGAGTAAAGTTCAGCAAGGCTTTGTCCGGAGCAAGCAAGGGATTCAAGTCAGTTGGATCCAAACTCACGAAGTGCATCACCAAACCGGCAATAGCTGCAGGCACAGCACTGGCGGGCATGACGCTCGCAAAAGGCTGGAGCAGAATGACGCAGATTGATGATGCCAGAGCGAAGCTGATTGCACTTGGCAATTCTACAAAGGATGTTGCCGCTATACAGGAGAACGCTCTTGCATCAGTACAGAATACTGCATACAACCTCGATGAAGCTATGACAACGGCTGCATCTGCAGTTGCGGCCGGAGTTGCACCGGGAGAGAAACTGACGAAGTACCTGACATCTGTAGCGGATGCGGCATCAATAGCCGGTATTGGTATGGGAGAGATGGGAACCATACTCAACAAGGCTACTACGCAGGGCAAGGCTTCCAATGAGATACTGCAGCAGCTGTCCGAAAGAGGACTTCCTGTATATCAGTGGCTCGGCGAAGCCTGCGGCAAGACTGCGGAAGAGATGTTCGACATGGCATCTTCGGGAGAGGTATCTTCCGAGATGCTCATGAACGCTATTCAAAAGAATATCGGCGGTGCGGCGGTTACAATGGGTTCGTCAACCATCTCGGGTGCTATAGAGAATTTCGGAGCAGCTATATCGAGAGTTGGTGCGAACTTTCTTGGCAGTTCCGATGATGCGAATTCATTTGCCGGTCAGCTCAAGGATATTTTTAACGAGCTCACCGTTAAGATGGGACCTGTAGAGGAGAAAGCAGCGGCTTTAGGCAGAACTGTAGGTGGCGTTTTCAAAGGGATATACAAATATCTGAAAACAGGCAAGATTGATAACTTCGGTCTTAATATTGATGCGCAACTTATCATGGAACAGATTACGCCTATTCTTGATACGATAAAGAGCCTTGTGAAGTGGTTTGGAGCATTATCTCCAAAAGCAAAGGCAACTTTTATAGGAATGGCAGTAGGCGCAGGCCCTGCTCTTACGGCGATCGGTAATGTCCTTGGTGCAGTGCCGAAAATAAAGAGTGCTTTCGAAGGAGTGAAAATCGTTGGTAAAGCACTTAGCAAGGGTGCGGACCTTCTAAATGGGAAAATATTAAAGCTTATCCCGATGATTACATCCGGCTTTACCAAGATTGCAGGATTTGCGACCAAGGCAGGAAGCTGGATCATAGGATTGCCTGCAAAAATTGCAGCGATAAATCCGACCATACTCATTGTAGTTGGAGCAATTGCCGCACTGATTGCTATCGGAATCGCGGTATATAAAAACTGGGATGCTATAAAGGCAAAGGCTATTGAAGTATGGACTGCTGTTAAGGAGTGGTGCATTAACACCTGGACGAGCATTAAGGAAGGTGCTATAGCAATTTGGGAAGGCATCAAGGGAGCTGTCGTAGGCAAGATTGAAGCCGCAAAGGAAGCTATAAAAGCTAAATGGCTTAAGGTTAAGCTGGATACCATAACGGCATGGACCACGCTCAAGCAGAAGGCAAGCGCCCTGTGGGAAGGTATGAAGGCGGCCATAGTGAACAAGGTCACTTCAATTAAGACCTCGGTTGCAGCCAAGTTCCAGCAGGTCAAGACTGCAATCATCACACCGATTCAGACTGCGGTGTCTTCGGTTGCATCCAAGATACAGGCTCTCAAGGATAAATTCAGCAACATATTCAATACAATCAAGTCGATTGTTCAGACGGCCATCAACAAGGTTAAGTCCATAATGAATTTCCATTGGAGCCTGCCGAAGCTGAAATTGCCGCACTTCAGTATTAGCGGCAAATTCAGTCTGAATCCACCATCAGTTCCTAAACTCGGTATCAGCTGGTACAAGAAGGCGATGGATTCGGCGATGGTCCTGAACGGAGCGACAATCTTCGGTGCATCCGGAGGTAACCTTCTCGGCGGCGGCGAAGCAGGTTCCGAAGTAATCACCGGTGAGTCGCATCTCTACGACATGATTGGCAGGACGGTCGCAAGCCAGAACGACGATGTAAACGCCAGGCTTGACAGACTGCTCTACATGCTCGAGATATTCTTCCCTCAGGCACTCGATTCGATGCAGAGGGATCTCGTTCTGGATACCGGAACACTCGTAGGACAGACAGCTCCGCTGATAGATAGGAAGCTCGGAGAGATCCAGCGCAGAAAGAGGAATCTGTAATGATAAACAACAAAGGCGTTAAATTCGGAAATTATCATTCATACACCAACTGGAACCTGATTCTGGTGGAAGGAAGTGTGGAGTTTCCTCAGGCAAAGACCGAGACTGTGAATGTCCCGGGCATGGACGGAGTCATAGATCTTACAGGAGTGCTCTCATCGGATGTGAAGTACGAAAACCGTGCACTCTCATTCGAGTTCGCGTGGAAAGGATCCTATGATGACCGGGAGGGATTCCTTAATAAGATTTCCGAGATAGCTTCCGCCCTGCATGGGCAGAAGCTGCAGATAATCCTCGACGATGATCCTGATTATTACTATACGGGCAGATGTCATATCAATGACATGAAGACCAACTTCCAGACGATGACATTCACCATCGACTGCGACTGTGAGCCGTACAAGTACATCATAGAATCATCCGGAAACGATTGGCTGTGGAACCCGTTCTCGTTTGTGGATGGCGTAATACAGCTTGAGTCGTTTAGTATCTCAGGAACAGAGTCACGAGCTTTTCCGTGCGAGAGGAAGACAGTCTCACCTACAATCAAGTGGCAACCGGATACAGCCGGAGACACTCTCACGATTACTCAGGGCGAGACAACCGTAACTATCAGCTCCGGCTCTCAGATTGTCTACGACATCAGATTCAAAGAGGGCAGTAACACTCTGACGTTTACCGGAGAAGGCACAGTAACGGTCAGATATCAGCGAGGTACATTGTAATGTATTTGATTTATATCGACGGGCAGTGCGTATTTGACCCGAGGTCGGAATACCTGCAGGCAATAGAGCCGACACTGGAGCTTGAAGACTGCAGTGCAGGCTCTCTTACTTTCACACTGCCGTATACCAATCCGTATTGGAGCCTTCCGGTCAAAATGGTCAGCTCCGTAACGGTTTTAAGAACAGACGATAATAAAACCGTGTTCGAGGGGAGAATCTCCACCGAGAGCACGGATTTTTATAAGAATAAGGAATTATACTGCGAAGGAGCACTCGCGTTTCTGAACGACACGATACAGCCGCAGGCTCACTATCCTGCGGGAACAAGCGTGGAGTCGTTCCTGCAGTCGCTCATAGATAATCACAACGCCAAGTCGGACTATCAGTTCGAGCTCGGCGAGATAACGATGGACGATACCGTCTATCGTTACACGAATTACGAGTCCACCCTCGAAGCAATCAACGACAAGCTCATCGACCGCCTCGGCGGCCACATGAGAGTTCGCTTCGAAGGAGGCACGCGCTACATCGACTATCTGGCGGAATATCCCGGCATTAGCGAACAGGTAATAAGGTTCGGGCAGAATCTGCTCGACTACTCGACGAACTTCGATATGTCGGACATAGCGACAGTAATCATACCTCTCGGAAAGGAACAGGAGACCGAAACAGAGGAGACTGACGATGGTACGGAGAACCTGCCGAACTATCTGACAGTCGCTTCGGTGAATAACGGCTCTATATACGTCAAAAATGAAGAGGCTGTCGCAACTTACGGATGGATATGCAAGACGGTCACCTGGTCGGACGTGACAGAGGCTAAGAATCTCCTGACAAAAGCAAAGGAGTATCTCGAAGACTTCCAGTATGAGGAAATGGTCCTCGAAGTCAAAGCGGTGGACCTCGCGCTTACATCTTCGGCGTATGACTCAATAGATCTGCTGGACATGGTGCGCGTAGTGTCCACTCCGCACGGTCTTGACAGATACTTCCCGGTCACCAAGCGCAAAATCACGCTTAATGACCTCAGCAAGGAGGAATACACACTCGGAAGCAACGTGATGTATTCGCTGACAGATGCCACGAGCTCACTGTCAAACGAGATCAGCTCAGTGAAGGACGATGTATCAATCTCACTGAGGACGGAGCTCCAGGCGGCGATTGATGTAGCCAGTGCGCTGATAACCGGAAACTCCGGAGGATATGTCGTGCTGAATGACTCGGACGGAGACGGTTATCCTGATGAAATCCTCATCATGGATGCGGCGGATAAGGAGGATGCCAAGAGCGTATGGCGCTGGAATAAAGCCGGACTCGGCTATTCCTCGACAGGATACGACGGGAAATTCGGCACGGCCATCACGATGGACGGCAAAATCGTCGCGGACTACATCACAACCGGAACACTGAGCGCCAGCAGGATTAACGGCGGAATCCTTAAACTGGGAGGAAAGAACAACGGAAGCGGAATCATTCAAATGTATGATTCTTCTGGGGAACTTACAGGATATTGGAACAATTCCGGACTCAGTGCATACGGTAATATAACACTTGGATCCTCCGAAAAGACACGTTTCGAGATGCGTGCCTACAGGTGGATTTTTTACTATGATAACGAAAAAACGAGGGAAGATTACATCACCAATAACAGCACGTATGTTATCGCAGATGAAGACTATAGGTACTCATGGCACTGTGGAAGCTATTATGCACTACAGTATGACAAGCAGGGACTGTGTATTAAACCACTGTATGATCTTACAACAACCAGCAGTGCAAACGTTAATGTAACATCACAGGGCTTCCTCAAGAGGTATTCGTCCTCTTCCAAGCGGTACAAGCACGATATAAAAGAGATAGACAATTACAGGGACGTGCTCGACATCCCTGTTGTGACATTCAAGTATAACGAGGGATATATCCCGGAGAACGACATTCGCTATCAGAAGGACATACCGGGATTCATAGCAGAGGACGTAGAGAAAGCGTACCCTATTGCGGTCGATTATCAGGACATCGTCGATGAAGAGGGTAATGCAACAGGCGAAAAGCAGGTTGAAGACTGGAACCCGAGATACATTATTCCTCCGATGCTCGCTTTGATACAGGAGCACGAGGAAAGAATTGCAAAGCTTGAGGAGAAGCTGAGCAGAGTGGAAGAGCAGCTGAAGACAGCGGAAAAGGAGAAATAAAATGGCAGACATCCAAACTTATCTTGATGAGATATCAAGTGCCGTATACGGAGAAGAGGTCAGGTCCTCTATAATCAACGCTCTCGATGCGGTAAACACATCAGCTACGGATTCGGCGGCGGCCGCTTCGACGTCAGCAACAAACGCATCATCGAGTGCCACCACGGCAAAGAGCTATGCTTCGAATGCATCAACCAGCGCATCGGCGGCTGCATCATCAGCTTCGGATGCGTCGGACTCAGCGGATGAAGCGGCATCCTCGGCAGAAGCTGCAGCTGAATCAGCCGAAGAGGCGGCATCGTCTGTAGAGCGTACAGATGATACTGCAATCAGCACTCTTGCCGCCACCGATTATCTGAGAATACTGCGAGGCACGACAAGATATAAGGCTCTGATAGCTGACGTCGGCAACTACATACTGAATACTCTGACAAATACTTCTCTTGCGACGGAGAACAAGAATGTCTACGGAGCATTGAATGAATTGATGGGCTACGGAGTATCAGATATCGCAGCAGGATACGACTCCACAGCAACCTATTCTGTGGGTGATGTTTGCGTACATGACGGCACCGTGTACGTCTGCACCACAGCAGTCGAAACAGCAGGGGACTTTGACAGCTCATACTGGACAGCGACTACACTCGGTGATCAGGTTAGTAGTTTAAATAGTAATGTAGACAACCTTGTAGGTA